TACAGCACCTGCGCCACGGCCTACAGTAAGCCCTTGAACTGTGATGTCACTTGTGGTGGTAAGGGTGGTGATCGTCCCGCCGCCAACAGCCATAACCCCCGATGTGGACGGCAAGGTCACAGTCACAGTACCAGCCACTGCTGGTGCGCTCAGAGTCACTGCCCCTGATGTATCTCCATTTACAACAACGCTTGCCATATCAAATCCTTAAACAATTACCCAACGACTGCCTGAACTGACCGTTACCGCTTGTCCACTTGCCACAGCTACAGGCCCAGCAGACATAGCTGAATACCCCACCGCAATGGTGTAACTTGCAGATACCGTTTGACTGTTCACCACAAGCCCATTCAATGCAACCGGAACTGAAGCCTGCAACTCGCCTGTGCTTGGCTTGTACAGCAGCTTGGCGTTGCCTGTATATAAAGTGGAAGCGTTGCCAGTCGTGACGCTGGAGAACACTGGGTACAGGTTGCTTGCCGTGCTTGTGTCGTTGGAGATCACTGCCCCGCCCAGGAGCGTCCAGCTTGAACCGTTATAGCCCTCGTACTGGGTCAACGTGCTGTTCCAACGAATCTTGCCCACTGCGCCCGTGGGCCGCTCACCTGTCGTGCCTACTGGGATTTTTACCGCGCCCGTGGAGTTGAACGATGAGTCGCCCGAAGCGGCCAGGATGTTTACATCAACTGTAGTGCCCGCAGAGTCCACATACACAGCCCGTTCAGCAGGCTGGGTGACAAACACATCTTTTGATCCGGCACCAAAATTTACCAACGAACCTGAGTTGCTGGACGCCAGAACCGTTGTACGGGAAAGCGTATTCCCAGAGGCTGTGTACGTGCCAATACCTACTTCCCACTCGCCCGAGACTACGTTGGCTAGGGTGTAGTACGTGCTGTTACTGTTGCCAATACCAGCAAGAAAAGTCTGAAAGCCCGTGTACGCGCCAGCCAGCGTTACAGAGCCAGTGCCTGTAGTGGTGGTAGTTTCACGGACTCGATCCGCGAGGACGAGTGCCATAGATCATGCTCCTGTCAGTTGAGACTCTTCAAACCAGCGTTGTTGAGTTGCTCCATCGGTATCCGTCCACTCGATCAGATATGAAACCACACCTTCTTCGCTCATACGCAGTGCAAGCACCGGGCCTTGAGGAACGACTGCGACAGCTTTAACGACGTCGCCTTTTTTGAAAGTTGTTGCCATGATTTTCCTTTTAATCAACCAGCCAATGACAACGTGTACGTCACACTCAATGTATCGCCCGACACAACAGAACGATCCCCTGGGGCGCTGAAGTCTGCGGCTGAGTACAACGTACCAGTCGTACCGCTCTTGGTGTTGTTGCTGGTCAAGAAAGCCCCGCCCACAGTTGTCGTGCCGTTGATGCTGAACGATGCAGGTGAAGCTGAATTGGTAGCCACTGAAGGGTTAGCCGTGGTTGGGGTTCCAAACGTGCAAGCGGGGCGGGTGGCTTGACTATACGCCGTCACTTCAGTCCAACCCGCGTGGGAGGCCATCGTGTCGCCAGCGGCGGGGCTGTTAGTTGCTCCAGAGCCGTACAGACCAAGATACCAAGCAGCGGTATACGTTGTGCCCGTAAAGTACTTGGCGTTCATATCCTGCAAGCCTTCATTGACCACCAGATTAGGGGCTTCGTCTTCCCACTTCAGGTTGCCGTCTTTGTCGTGGCACTGGATTTTGTACACGCCTTTTGCGCTTGCGCTATCAGCGGCGGAGCCACCAGCAACCAAGCTGCTTGAGGCAACATCTTTGGATTTAACTTTATCGTTGAACATGATTGCTCCTTAAACAAGCCGAATGAGTGCCGATGTGCTTGTGTTTGCAGGCATCGTCACGGGAAAACTGTTGGTTGATGTTTTGTTACTGCCAAAATCCAAGACGCACACTGCGCCATTGGCCCCGGCCTTGTAAATCAAAGCGCCTCTGGCAGTAATTGCCCCCGTCCAAGACGGGGAGGAGAAGTTGATAAACACAATGCTGCCAGAAGACGCCAGTTCCGTGCCAATGGTTGCAGTAACCACCAGACCACCAGCAACGTAGTTGCCCCCAGACGCCTCATCAGCCGCAGTGTACGCGGTGGTGTTCTGGTCAAGTGTGGCCGCGTTGGTGTACAGCGCCAAGTAAAACGTGTCTGACGCAAAATTGATCGTGCCGTTTGCCAGCCCAGAGCGAAGGGTGTTGCAACTGAAGTTGCCAGTGAACGCCATCAACGCACTCCGTTATTTTGCGGCAACGGCGCTTGCCGATACTGCCCGCTGCGGTATGCGTCGCTGCGCTCCAGGCCGTCCCCCAGACGCTGGGCCAATGCAAGCGCTTCTTTGTACTTGGTTTCGTACATGGTGATGATGTCCACTTCACCCTTCATGAAGATATACGCTTCCACCAAAGACCCGTACAGCAGCACAGTGTCAAAGTTGTCCCCCAACCAAGTGCGGCCATCAGCGGCAACAGTGATTGAGTCTGGGTAGAAGAAGTAGTGCAACTCCATGTTGTACACGGCATCGGGAGTGGGGCCAAGAATGAACGACAACTCGTCACTGTTGCTGTACGACGGACCAAACAGTGCGTAGTACTTCGGGATGGCCGTGTCAGTGGGCTGCGGGTACGCCTGACGGATGAAGTTCACATCCTTGTTCAACAGATACTCATACGAGCCATCTGCGGCAACCACTGCCATTGAGTAGGACGCTAAAAAGTCAGACGGGCAAGCCAAATACTTGTTGCTTGTGGTCGTGAACCCGGTTACGTTTTTACGCAACGAGGGGAACTGAACCGAGTTGTATATACGCTGTTCAGCCTGCGTGATGAAAGTATTGATCTGTGTCGTTGCAGACACAGTACTCCCACTCGCAAGGTACACATCGGGAAACTGATTCTCGGTGTAGCTCTGAATTGTGTTGTACAACTCGGTGTAGTTCATGCCATCGGGCCTCTGGCCATCTTGCCTTTGGTTTGCGCTTTACCGCCACGCACCACAATACCAGAGGTCTTCATGGGTGGGTAGTCTTGACTGCGTGTGTTGGCCACAGCCACGTTTGCTTTGCGCATCGTCTCTTTGGCTGGCTCTTCGCCAACAATCACGTTGGCTACTTTGGTCGGTTGCTTGTAGGTTGCCATATCAGCCCCCACGACCAACGCTGCGCTGGTTCATGATTTTGGCTTTGTTGCGCCCGTATTTGAGCATGTCGCTGTTGGTCTTGCCACCAGCTCTAAGCTTGGTCATGGGCTTGCCAGGGTGCAGCTTTTTCTCATGCTTATGCACCGCGCCTGCGATCATCTTCTTGTCTTGTGCCAAGTCTTTCTTGTCCATCTTCGACTCCTTATGTCGTTGCTACCGTAACTGTACCCAATTGCACGCCCAAAACCAAGTTATTTGGTGTCAAAGCGGCATCAAAAAATTCTGAACCCCCCACAGGTGTCCAGCCCCACTGAAAAATCCTGCTGCCCCCGCTGAGAATCCCCTGCGCGTCAGCCGCCGAACTGTTGGTCAACACGATCTGCAAGCCTGTTCGACCGGACACTTTGTAGCTGATGTCGGGCCGGGGGTCTCGTATCCCCTGCGGGTCATCCACCGGGTACATACCCAGTTGCAACTGCGGCTGATCGGGGTCCCAGCACTGGGGGCACACCTTGAGATCATATACCTTGGTCTTGACAACTTCTTTGCGCAGCGTGGTCAACTTGAAGCGAAAACCACAACGGTCGCACTCCGCAATTGAGTTCTTGCCAGACGCAAACCTGTTACCCATTACGTGCCACCCCCAATGAACATCTGCCTGGGCACAAGCCGCAAAGCTGCACGTTCTTGGTCTTCGTCCGCAGCCGTCATCCAGGCTTCGTCATACTGTTGTTTGAGCACGCCAAGGCGCTCCATGCCACCGGGCACTTTGAGCGCAATGTAGTAGGCCAGCCCTGCTGCCATGCAAGGAACGAACCGGAAGGGCACGTCCATGACGTTGACACCGCCGCCTGCATCTTGCACCCGGCGCATGCGCCAGTAGACAAACTGATATGTCTGGGAGCCATCAGGTGTGGGCCACACCGTGACACGGGGGACGTTGTTGACCCGGATGGGATTGCCCACCGCAGGGGTCTGCTGGGTCGTGCCGTTTTGTGCACGAAACACGTTACTCAGGGTGTTGCCTGAGATGTAGTTGTAAAACACTGTCTCTGTGCCGCCAGCAGTCACGATGTCCACGTAGCCAATGGCGGGGAGCCCTACAACTGAATTCAATGTGATCGTTGCGGCAGTTAAGTCTTGGGACACAAACGTCGAAGCGGTGGTGGCCACCTGCCCGTCCAAGCGCTGATACCAAACCTGGATGGGCCGGGCTTGGTTGAGCTTGTTGGGGATGGTGGCGTAGGTGGACACGCTGATGCGCGTGATTGTCAAATCCGCTTGGTTGGAGAGGATGTTTGCATTGGTGCGGATCACATGGTCCAGCAGATCAACAGTGTCGCTGGGGACAGCGTAGGTATTCAACCCTTGCGTCAGGGTAATCGTGCCCTGCTCGAACGTCCACATGTTGATGCCGCGATTGGCCCAGTCAGCAAACAGTAAGTTAAGCGATCGACGCGCAGTTCGCAGGTCGTACCCCGTGCGCATCTCTGAACCCGCACGCTCAAACGCCTCCTCGACCAACTCAGTAAGGTCGAGGTTAAAGCCTGATTGTCCAGAGGTGACTGCCATTATCTAAATCCCGCCGTTTTCTTTGCAATGCTTTTGGGCTGGGCCACAAACTGTTTACCTGCCGCCTTACCTTGCCGCTTGGCTTTGGTGGTAGCCGCGTACTCAGCAGGACTGAGCGCCTTGATTGCCGCTTCTGGCAAGTACCGCTCCCCCGTCTTTGACGAAGGCTTCCCCGACTTGGTGCGCCATTTCTGATCACCCCAGTTTTTAAGGGAAGTTTGCGGTGCTTTCAATCGCGGTAGCCCCCGCCCGCAGCCTTGTACTTCTTGGCCACAAGCTGTGCTTTACGGGCCGACCATTGGCCTGCGCCCGTTCCGTGGGTTGCCGCTGCTTTCACCTGGGACACGATCTTCTTGCGAAGACCGGGCTTGGTGTAATTGCCCGCAGCATTCACCGTTCCACCTTCTTTGTACTCGGTGAAATCAGTGTCATCCCGGCGCTTCTTACGCTTGGCTCCGGGCATTTTGGAGGGGTTGATGTCCCCCATCCCACGGCTGGCCATCATCTCAGCACTTACCGCCAGACTTCATGCCCAGGGGCTTGGAGCCAGCCATCTTGACCATCGTGCCCTTGGTTTTACCCTTGGAAGCGATGCCGTCACGGCTGGGGGCACCAGTTTTGACGCTGCCCATCTTGGCGCTGGTGATGCCACCGGACGCCATTTTCTTTGTGCCCATTGCTTTTTTCTTAGCAATCATTTCCATGAAAGGGTTTGCTTTAGCCATATCACCACCTCTTTTAAAAGACTTGCCTTTGTCGGCGTTGCTGAAATCTTGGCCCACGGACTGTGGGACTCCTGCCTTCTTGGCAAACGATGGGTTGTTGGCCACCGCAGCCATGAAATTGTGCTGTTTCTTACTTGTTGACGGCATCTTTATGTGCCCACCGTTGTACGGTATCGGTTTCCCAGATGCGGATAACCATCCACACGATGGTCAACACGCCGCCAATAAGCGTTACCACGGGCGTCATCCATCCTAAGAAGCCACCAAGGCCCATTACTACGGCAGCGCCGTCAGTCATTGTTTTTACGTCGTTGTTCATGTCAACACTTCCAAGCCCGAAGGCTCTTGTTAATCCGACTGTTTGGGTCTTTGGCTGTCTTCTCGGATGTGAGCTTTTTCTTCATCCCAGTCATCCTTGCACAGAAAGAGTCGCGCCTGCTGCCGCCCTCTGGCTGCGGTGCTTTCAACCCCGGCTTGCCGGGGTTGGCCTTGTTGTAGGAAGCCCGACCCTTGGCGTTCAAGCCGCCCTTCTCGGATTTGCCTTCCTTGCGTTGCCATGCAGGTGATTTAGCCATAGAAAATTGTAATTTTTGCCGTTGCAGGCAGGGTTACGTGTATGTCGGAGTAGAACAAAATGCCTTCTCCGGGGATTGGCAAACCAAACGCTACCAAATTGGTAGAAATATTGAATTGCAGCCTAATAGTTCCCGATGCGCCACCATCCCTGATGATTACATCGCCTGCCGTGCCGCCAGAAAGACACTGGTAGCCTTTAAGACGGGTGCGCTGCGACACCATCGTGCCTGTTGCTTCCGCGTGCGCTGCTTTTACGTCTGTTTGCATCGTCATAATCAAACTCCTTTTTTAACAGGGGCCGAAGCCCCATTGAGTTGATTAAGCGGCGACAGCGCCATTCAAAGCAACAATGTCCCAGCCAGCCGAGGTGTAGACCAACATGGCGCTATCGCCAACAGCGGTGAAGGTGATGGTTGAAAAACCAATTTTGGTTGTGGGAGTCAACACGGCGGAACCGCCATCCACAGCGTGGCTGATGATCTTGATCTCGCCAACAGTGCCATTGGCCAACGTCAGGGCTTGTGCTACGCCTGTGGTCGTCAGTTGGGTGAATGCGTTGGTAACATCAACAGCGCCAGCACCAGACAGGGACTGCGTGCCCAAAACAACATCAGTACCCATGGAAGAGTTTACGGTGACTGCACCAGTGGTGGAGTCAATGGAGATGGTTTGGAAGCCGTTTTGCGACCGAACTGGGCCGTTAAAAGTCGTGTTTGCCATGATCTTTTCCTTACATGCAAGTGGGGCGTATCTGTCTGCATGTCGTCAGCCGGGACTGTCAGATACACCGGGAACCCCGGAATGCAGTCAATATATCATGGTTTTTGGTGGGGTGCAAGGAGCTTGTTTGACTTCTTCAAGTTTTCTTCTTGCGTGATGACACGTAAGTTCCATGGCACATGCAGGCCACAGACCTCATGCGAGCGCAGCGGCACAATGTGGTCAACAACATACTGCTCCCCAGTGGTTTGCGTCATGGTGATGGCAATCTGGTAAAGCTGACGTATTTCAGACTTTTGTTTTCGCGTCAACCACGGTGGCGTGGCTTCGCGGTGCTTACGGCGTCGAACTTTGTTGTCTGCAAGAACTTGGGTTTTGTTGTTTGCTTTCCACGCGTTTCGGTATTCACGTAATACGTGTGCTGGACGGGTAGCCGCGTTGTTTACTACGGTTTCACGGTTTTCCTGATACCACTCATTCTTACGGTCTTTAACATCTTCGCGTTTGTTGTACTCACGGAAGTAGTCCGCACGAGTTTTGTTGCTCTTGACCCATTCAACCTTTATGCATTCTATGCACGCGCCTTTAGTTTTACGTGGAGCTACGTGCCCGTGTTTGCACGGTTGTCCAGTGAAATAGTACTTACTGCCAGTTTTCTTGGCTTCTTCGCGGGTTGTAGGTAGGTTTGTGATATCCATTTTGGCTCCTGTGACTTAGTTACAGGTAATAGTATCACAAAATTGCACAAAAAGAAAAAGGGGCCGAAGCCCCCTTTTCTACATACCAGAGTATTAAGCTCCGGCAGAACCCCACATCCCGAGCGGATCGCTCCAGCCGAAGCTGTAACGCTCACGGGCCTTGTAACGGACGTTACCGGTATCAAAATCACCGTCCATTGAGTTAGCCAAAGGCATACGCTCGAAATGCTTCATGCCGTTGGGAACGTCGGTAATCAAATACCAGCCGTTCGAATCGGTCAAGAAGTGGTTGACGCAGTAGCCTTCAGGAATCGCACCCATCTGCTTGATAGCGTTGATGTCGTTATCAGCAGTAGAGACGCGCAGCTCAGTGTCAAGCAAACGCTTGGCAACGAACATCAGCGCTGGGGGGATGACCATCTTGCGGGGCTTGGCAGCGATCAACAGACCACGCTCATCGGTCCATGCAGCGATTTGAATCACGGCATTTTCCAAGGAGGTCTCGTTCAAGTCCACGCCAGTGGTGGGGCTGTTGAAGTTAACAGCGCCATTAACCAAGGGGTGGCCAACACGAGTGCTGGAGCTGTTGTTACCGAACAAGGTCACGCCGTCACCACCCAAGTACGAACCGTTGAAACCGTTGTTGATGACGGCTGCGGCTTTAACTTGCTTGGTGTAGGACATCGCACGGGCCAGGGCTTTGGTGTAACGAGCAGACAAGGAGTCATACAAGTTATCTTCCACAGCTTCCTCGGTGATCGAGAAGCCCAGGGCGATGGTTTCGTGGTTGTAACGGGCGGTGAACGCTTCCTGCGCATTGTCGTAGGAGATGGCGGAACCCTCGTTCTTGACGGGAGCAGCACCGAAACCAGCAAGCTTGGTCTCTTCTTCGAAGCTACGCTCTGATTTCTCAGTTTCGTAGATTTCTTTGTGCTCTTCGCCGTAGCGAGCGTATTCCAAACCGAACAAAGCGTTCAGACCAGGGAGCAACTCTTTAAGTAGTTGTGCGCGTGAAATTGCCATTTTGAGTTACTCCTTACAGACCAACTGCGTTGGTAAATGAGTGATAGCCGGGATTGATTTTGACCAGGATGTCGGTGTAGGCGTCGCCCACAGTCGAGAAACCAACCATATCAACAAACCCAACAACACGGAATGCTGCGGTGGTGGTCACAGCCGAGGAACCTGCCACGACAGAAGCCGTAGAGTTACCTGTGGTTGTGCTGCCAGTTGCCACAGCGCTGGTTGAGAAGAACACGTTTGCGCCCACGGCAGCTTGCGTGACAGAGCCAGCAGACTGAACTTGGAACACAACACCGGGATCATCCACAACGTAGGCGTTAATCACACCAGTCACACCCGTGGGGTAGTACTGAGCGTAGATCACTTGGCCTTGGGTGTTGATGTAAGAACAGCCAACAAACACACCTACGATGCCCGTGTTAGCGGTGCCAGTAGGAAAGCCGTTGGTGGTCGCATCAGCGCCAGTTGCGGTGGCCACAGCCAGATAGCCGTTTGCATTCACGTACACGGGCGAACCGTTGTAAATGCTTGAGGCAGTACCTGCGGGGTCGATGAGATACGAACGGGTTGCACCTGCGTATGGTGTGCCACCCAGCTCATTCACGGGTTTTAGCCCGTATGGGGATGCTACTGATGCCATTTAAGGACTCCTTGTTTACTTAGAACCTGAACCAAACCCTTTGCCGCCACTGACTGTGGACTTGCGGTCCGCAAACAGGGGCATGCGAGGATCATTGTTTCGCATGAAGTGGTTGTCCACCGATTCCATCTGGTTTTGTGCTTGTCGGTCGTAGTAATCGTCCCGAGCGCGTGCTCGTTCCGCCACCATTTTGCAGAGCATGAGTCCGCCAATTTCGACGTTCCCGGTCTTTGCATTACCTTCAATCATCAATTCCGGATGATCTTCTGCCTTGACTGGCTCCCAACCGTCGCGCATCTTTCGAGACACGTTGGTGGGTTCAGCTTGCCCTAATACGTGCGTAGCTACCCAACGGTACACATATCCTGGCTCCGGGGTTGGATCAGGCAGTGCCGAGGACGGCGTATACACATAACGAGTTTGCTTGTCGCGCGACACAAGGTCACGGGGGGTACGGTTTTCAGCCATTTTGACTCTCCAATTTTGCTACTTGAGCAGCGTACTGCTGCGGGGTTAATCCAAATTTCTTTGCCAGTGCGACCTGGGTCTGAGTGAGTTGGACTTTCTTGGCTCCCGACGAACGGGTCGCGGGAGCTGCAACGGCAGCAGGTCGTCTTGGAGAATCTCCTGACCTTGGCTTGTCTTCTGCACCACCGAAAACTTCGGGGAACTTTGACTTCACGCGATCATTTATTTGATCGAAATACTCATCAGTGCGGGGATCGACCCCGTTGTTGACTAGTTTTTGATGCAGCCCTAGTGCAAAGCTGGTGACTTCTTCGAACCCGTTTGCGCCAAACCACTGGTTTTTTGCCTGCCAGCGCAGGGTTTTTTCGTCTGGTTGCGCCTGTTCGGGTGCGCTTTGACGCGTTTGTCCATCATATTCTTCAGTTTGTAAAGGGGGTGGG